CTGCAGGCGGCGTTGCCGACATGGCCGGCCCACAGGGCAAGACCATGAGTCAGCCTGTTAAGAAGACAGTGTCTGGTGAAACTGTTTCTGTGCGCGGCGTAGGTGCAGCCCGTGCTCAAAAAGCAACCATCTATTAAAAAATGACTACCTCTGGCGTCTCTTCCTACAACCCGGACTTCGATGAGATCATCACCGAAGCGTATGAACGCTGCGGCTTGCAGGTTCGGGATGGGTACGACGTTTTAACTGCACGTCGCTCATTGAACTTGATGTTTGCTGAGTGGGCTAATCGCGGATTAAATCTGTATACGATTGAGCAGCGGCAGGTGGTCTTAGTTGCTAATACGTTTGAGTACACGTTGCCGGATGACACAGTAGATGTGTTGTCTGCGGTAATACGTACTAATTCTGGTCAATCTGATCAACAAGATATTACGATTGATCGGATTGGCAGTGCAGAGTATTTGCACACACCAAATAAATACACTCCTTCTCGTCCTGCACAGTTTTATGTGCAGCGCACGGTGCCGGCAAAGCTGTTTCTGTATCCCGCGCCCGATGCAACGCAGCAGTACATCTTTCGCTACTATGGCATTCGCCGTATACAAGAAACCGGTGCAGTTACCAATACAGCGGACATTTCTTTCCGCTTTCTGCCTTGTTTGACTGCAGGTTTGGCATACTATTTGGCTGTTAAAAAAGCGCCAGATCGTATTGCTATGCTCAAGCAGTTTTATGAGGAAGAGTTTGCTCGGGCAGCGGCAGAGGACAGAGAACGGTCTAGTTATTTTGCAGTACCTACGTACACGGAGAGTTACTGATGGCTGGTTACACTTCTGGCAAATTTGGTCTTGCTCTGTGTGATCAGTGTGGTCAGCAGTTCAAGCTAAATCAGCTTAAAAAAGAGTGGACAGGGTTTAAGGTCTGCGATGAGTGCTATGAGCCTAAACATCCGCAGCTTGAGCCCAAGCGCACGTTAAACGAGCCTCAGGCGTTGTTGGAGCCGCGTCCCGAGGGGCGACTAGGCGTTAACGTTTATGTAGGGAACACGGGAGATACTTCTTTTGCAAGTATTGGCATGCGGCCCATGCCTCCTGCAAGAAATTTAGTAGCAGGCGCTATGCTTGGAACAGTTACGACGAGCATCACATGAACTATTCTGAATTAAGCGCGTCTATCCAAGCGTATACCGAAAATACCGATACATCTTTTGTAGCGCAGATTCCTGTTTTTGTAAAACAAGCAGAACAACGAATCAACAACAGTGTTCAAGTTGCTAATCTGCGCCAAAACGTAACAGGATTTATGACCCCGGGCAACAAGTATGTAGATTGTCCATCAGATTTTCTTTCTACTTATTCTTTAGCCGTGTACGCTGTAGCAACACCAACTGCAACAGGAACGGCGGCAGCTTTTACCGTTGTAGTGTCCAGTGCCACGGATATTGTGGCGGGAATGTATGTTTCTGGGACAGGGATTGCAGTGGGTGCGGTGGTTTCTACGATTGTAGGAACTACAGTTACGCTTACAATTGCTAATACGGCAACTGTATCTGGCACTTTGACGTTTCAGGGTGATTACACTTATTTGCTTAATCGAGACGTTAACTTTATTCGAGAAGCATATCCAAACCCTTTGCAACGGGCTAAACCAAAACACTATGCTATTTTTGGGCCTAATAGTGGCAATGACAACGAGCTAGTGTTCATAGTAGGGCCAACTCCTAATGCTGCCTATGGAATGGAACTGCACTATTATTATTACCCTGAGTCTATTGTTACAGCGGGTACTTCATGGCTTGGCGACAACTTTGATACGGTGCTTTTGTATGGCTCGCTGGTTGAGGCGTACACCTACATGAAGGGTGAGGCCGACATGATGGCGTTGTACGACGGAAAATACAAAGAAGCGTTAGGGTTGTTGAAGAATTTGGGCGATGCCAAACAACGTGGCGATGCTTATCAGGATGGTCAAGTTCGCTTGCCAGTGAGGTAATCAATGATCACAGCAGGATTGACCAACAGTTTTAAACAACAGCTTTTGCTGGCTGTGCATGATTTTAGTGTGGATACAATAAAAATTGCGTTGTATACGTCTGCTGCTTCGCTAGATGAAACCACCACTGTATACACCACCTCCAATGAAACATCTGGAACGGCCTATACAGCAGGCGGAGAGATTCTTACAGGGGTTACGGTAACCCTGACGGGAAACGTTGCGTATGTGTCTTTTAGCAATCCAACGTGGAATGGTTCATCCTTTACAACACGGGGGGCACTACTTTATAATTTCTCTAAAAGTAATAAATCAATAGGGGTGCTGAACTTTGGGGTAGATCAAACCACAGTAAACCAGCAATTTCAAATTCAATTCCCGCCTAACAATGCGGATAACGCGCTTATACGAATTAACTAAGGAGTCATCATGACCATTGAGAAAACCAAAGCCACTGACGTAGTTTCTAGTGGTCTGACTTGTAACACCAAAGCCGGTGAAGCTGCACAAGCGACCGGCGTTTACCGCGTTGAGTGCCATGACAAAGACGGCAACTTGAAGTGGGAAGCACAGTCTAAGAATCTTGTAGTCAACGTTGGCCTCCAGTATATGGCTGGCAGTGCTTTGACTTCAGTGAGCCAGATTACCACTTGGTACTTGGGCTTGTACGGCGCTGGTGCTTCTAATACACCTGCGGCTGGCGACACAATGGCTTCCCATGCTGGTTGGACAGAAGTTACTGCATACAGCAACGCTAACCGCGTGACTGCTACTTTTGTAACAGCTACAACCGCTAATCCATCCGTGGTAACTAACTCAGCTTCTCCTGCTGTGTTTAACATCAACGGCACAGCGACTGTGGGCGGAGCGTTTTTAACAAGCGAAAACACTAAGGGCGGCACAACAGGAACACTGTTCTCTGCTGCTGACTTTGGCTCACCCGGCGACCGTTCTGTGGTGAACAGCGATACCTTGTCTGTAACTTACACATTCAGCTTGGCGGCTTAATATGGCTGGGTGGGGTGACGGCGCATGGGGTGACAGCGGTTGGGGTGGCTTTGTCGCCTACGACAGCACCATAGCCGAAACCTCCACTGGAGCAGACGCAGTTGTTTCTGCATTAAGTGTAACCTCCTCGGTTAGCGAGACAGCTACAGGATTAGATGCCGCTAATTCATTACTTACATTGAGTTCCTCGGTTACTGAAAGTGCAACGGGAACAGACGCTATAACGGGGTCAAACGGTGTTGGAGTTTCTGTTAGCGAAACAGCTACAGGTACGGATGCGATTAGTTCTGTACCCATTTATGTAGCATCTGTTTCAGAATTATCTACAGGAACAGACGGTATAACGGGGTCAAACGGTGTTGGAGTTTCTGTTAGCGAGACAGCTACTGGATCAGATGTAATTGCAGCGGGTAAGATATTTACCTCAAGCATAACGGAAACGTCAACAGGGACAGACGCTACAGAAGGCGGGCCGCTATATGCTACAACGGTAACAGAGGCAAGCACAGGAACAGACGCAATTTCTTCGGTCATAGCTGTAGGCGCGGTAATTACCGAAACTGCTACGGGTACAGATGCAACAGTAGGCGGTGAAGTTTATTCGGCAACAATTGCTGGAACGGCTTGGGGGCAAAACAGTTGGGGTAGTAATTCGTGGGGCGGAGAAGGTGAATTAGCCACTGCTACTGATGCGGTAGTTTCTACTTTAACGCTTAATCCAACAGTAAGCGAAACGGCGACGGGAACAGACGATGTTGTAGCGGTAGCAGCGTTTGCGGCGCAGGTTACCGAGACAAGTACGGGTAGCGATGCCATTGTTTCTACTGTTAATTTTGCAGTATTGGTAGCCGAAACAGCCACTGGATTAGATGACATAACAAGCCTACCTGTGTACGCGGCTACAGTTGGAGAGACAGCAACCGGAACAGATAACATAACCGGAAGTCTTGTATATTTTGGAGATATACAAGAAACGGCGACAGGCACAGATGCAGTAACGGCGGTAGTTGTAGTTAATGCGGCAATTACAGAAACCGCTACGGGGGCAGATGTAATTACGGCGCAAGCAAGTTTTAATGCATCGGTAACGGAAACAGCGGTAAGCGCGGATACCTTAGTAGCAGCGGCGGCGTTTATTGCGTCTATTAACGAGTTAGCAACAGGCACAGATGGGTTGACTGCACGACCATTCTGGGAAATAATTGATAATACACAGACTGCAAACTGGCAAAATATCGGCAACACGCAAACAGCAGGTTGGGCTGCTGTCTCGACAAACTAGGAGTTAAAAATGGCATCAACATGGTCAGCACTTAAAATAGAGTTGCTTGAAACAGGGCAAAACTCAGGTCAATGGGGTACCCTTACCAACACAAATCTGGGTGATGCAGTTTTGGGAGAGGCCATTACAGGCTCTGCCACCGTAGATTTTGCAACGGACGCAGATGTAACAATTACATTAACAGACTCTGCAACAACCCAAGCGGCCAGAAATTTACGTTTAAACATAACAGAAAGCTCTACGGGTATTGGTTCTGTACGTAATTTGATACTTGGTTCTGGTTGCCAGATTGAGAAGTTTTACCTTATCAATAACACCGGCACTGGAGCCAAAACAATTAAGA